TGCACCAACTGATCCCTTTGCACCTCTACTAAAAAAGAACGGCGGTTAATATGAAATATATTAATGAATTATTTTTATCGTTGCTGGCATTTTTCTCTCCTATAGTTTATGCCACAGACACATATAATCATGTAAACAATCAACTAACTATTCCAGCGGTGTTGGTGGGAGAAATAATTTACCGTGATGTTGTTATCACAGTTGGTCCTATCTTAACTGTAGGCGGCTCTAATTTAGATTCTAAGTATCCTGCAAAACCTGGCAATACAATGGATTCTTATGACCCGTATAAAAATCAACTTACGATTCCCAATGTAAGTGCTTATGGGTTTGTTTATTATGATGTTGTAATTAATGTCGGAACTGTACTATCAGTTAAATCCAGCGAACCTAAAAATAAAGATATTGCTTGTACAGAGCAGTCTTCACTTAATTCTTTAAATGCTGAACCGGTATATAATTTCTCAGGCTTGACAAGCAACTGGTACAACTCTAAAAGTGTGTTCGGTGCAGACTCTAGTCAAAATTTTGTAATTGCATTTTCCAATTTTTCGTCAGTTGCAAAAGAAAAAAATGATGCGGCTTTAAAATCGACGCTGGTGTCAAATCTTCATCGCTGGGCGGCAGCAGATGCATTTAAAGGCAGTAAACTATGTTGGAATCCTAGGACAGGGTGGGATTCCACATGCACTCAATGGATAGACCCGCAGGGTAATGATTTAAGCGCCATTCAAGATAATAACTTTATAATGGAGATGGTGGAATCTATTAGGCCTTCATATAGCCTTATATCAGATTGGGCTAAAAAAAATGAGCCAACTAAACATTCCAAAATTATGAGTTGGTTGGATTTTTGGGACGTAAACACACCAGACCCGGACGATGTATTTTTTGGTCTGGGTATGGGAAGATACCATTGGGAAATAAGGCGTATTACTGACAAATCAGGCGTTGCCGCAACTACACTTCTGGTTCGTAAATTAATGCAAGGTATTTTGCCGCTGGTCAATGAGGACGGTTCTATCAAAGATAGAACAACTCGTGGAAATAGGGCTATGTGGTATCATTTTACTTCCCTCAATGAAATCATGACATCTATGTATTTGGCTAAATTGGCGGGCGTTGCAATAGATCCAGTACTGGAAAATAGATTACATAAAGCAGTAGAGATTTTTATTAATACGTTAGACGACCCATCACATATTGTTAAATGGGCAAAAGTTGGACACAATAACGGCGGCGACGGCACTGCACAAAACTTTAATTTTACAAACTGGTATGATGGTGCTTATGCCGGATCGTGGATCTATTTGTATGTAAATTGGTATCCTTCTAACAATAATACAGCAAGATTGTCGCAAAAGGTTCCGTTGAACTCTGCAAAATCAGCAAGTCAAGATAGACAATTTGGTATACCTTTGGGTTGTTTACTTTTTTAAATAATAAAACCAAAATCTCCCGCTAAATATACATAACGGGAGATTTTCTTATGAGCGTCAAAGACGAATTAATTAAAGAGATAGAATTACGCCTAGGTGGCGGCATGGTGGACGTAGAATTGGATTCTGCTCACTACGACTTGGCTATCTCAAAAGCACTACGCAAATATCGTCAACGCGGTAGTAGAGCGGTTATCGAGAAGTTCCTTAAATTAAACATTATAAAAGAACAGCAAGAATATCAACTGCCGCAACAAGTAGTCAATGTTCGTGATGTATTTTTGCGAAACACAGGCTCCATGGGCATCAGTAGTACTGGTGTTGACTTTGAGCCATTCAACACAATGTATTTGAGTAACATGTTATTGCAGAGTAACACTAACTTCTCGGGTGTATTAAACTACGAACTATATGCGGATCGAAGGGAACTTTTAGCACGTATGTTCGGAGCATACTGTACCTTTACATTTAATCCTGGAGATCGCATATTATCCATACATCGTAAGTTTAGAGCAGACGACGAAGTGTATCTTTGGACGTTTGTTGAAAAAGCTGATGACGAGTTATTAAATGACGTATATTGTGGTCCTTGGATCAAAGACTATGCCATGGCACAGGCCAAGTTTATACTAGGTGAAGCACGTAGTAAGTTTAGTACTATTGCAGGCCCACAAGGCGGCACGAGTTTAAATGGCGATAACTTAAAATCAGAAGCAGCCACTGACATGGAAAAGTTAGAAGAAGACTTGAAACTATATGCAGACGGTAGCGACCCATTGGGATTTATAATTGGATAAGGAATAAAATTATGAGAGTAGATGAAATTTTAACGGAAGAACAATTAAACGAACTTAATTGGCGTAAGGGTTTGGCCACAGCCGCATTAGGTGCTGCCGCCCTTGGTAGTATGGGCAATGCCAGTGCTAGAGTCATGCCCGGAGATGATCCAAGCATTAATAGATTAACTGGCAAACCAAACACAGAACTATCTGTACAATCTGATCGTCCTTCACAGCCCGGCGCAGAAATGCCAAATCAAAATCTTCAAGCAGTCGATCAAGTTGATCGAACAGATGCTGGTATTACAATTACTCAAGGTGGAAAGACCTATGAAGTTAAAGTAATGTCAAAAGGTGGTCCAACACCACGTGGCGGAAAAATGATGAAAGTACATCAAGCGCAAGTGGGAGAACGCGGTATAGGAAATTATGTTGTATATTTAATGCCCAATGGTGCGGCATATCTTTACAAATGAACGAAGTAGATAAACTACGTAAACTTGCAGTCGTTGACCCACATTTATAATTGGATAAAAAAATAATAAATTAAATATGACACAGCCTTTGCAACTAAATTTAATTGGGTTAACTTTAGCTCCTGCACAATGTGTATATGATATCGTATTAGAAACTACAGTAAACAATATAGTTTTAAAAGTTATAAATGAAAAATTATTAAATTCAGATACATTGATATCTGATTATATCACTGCATATCGGCAATGGATAACTAATAGCAGTATTAATAAAATAAATGGACTTGAAAAATTTACTACAGCGGCATATTCTAACGGAACATCTGAAGCATTTGACAAGTTTTATTTAAAGCATAGTACGAGAAAATTTCGATGTTTTAGAGGAGAATATCTATATCATAGATTATCATGGGAAACAAGATTTGAATGGTCATACTTAGACGCCGCCGAGTTATCTAGTAACGATGCAGTAGTAGTAAGTTTACCTTTTGCAGACACTGGCAATCAACATCATTTATATAACAGGGAATTTTTAGACAAATGTTATTCTTTAAATATACCAGTTCTGCTTGATTGTGCTTTTTTTGGTATATGCGGTAATTATGATTTTGATTTTACTCATCCAGCAATTACTGACATTTGTTTTAGTCTCAGTAAGAGTTTTCCAGTTAACAACTTTAGAATAGGCATTAGATTCACTAAAGTGAATGATGGTGATAGTTTATTAGTATATCATAATGCAGGATATATCAATAAATTAAGTGCGGCTATTGGATTAGAATTATTAAAAATACAAAATGCAGATTATGTGTTTAATAGATACAGAAATCAACAATTAGAATGGTGTAAACAATACGACTTAGAAGCAAGCTCTACAGTTATTTTCGGACTAGATAAAAAAGAATTATACAGTAAATATAATAGAGGAATGAAAGGTAATAATAGAATTTGTTTTGCTAAACATTTTAATAATAAACCATTACCTAAGATATGACAAGCATTTATAAAAATAAAGAAATATATGACAATAAAGGCAATCATATTTATTGGGCAGTCAATGGCTATAAATTTGGAATTTTTGATTATAAACTAGCGTCGTCACAGAATTTTATATTTGATTATATGATTCCATTGGACTTGACTTTTTCAGATTATCGAACTGAAGTTAGAAATGCATTAATTAAAATCTATCAAAAATATAAAAAAACGTTGGCTATATGTGTTTCGGGCCGTGACAGCGAGATTATTTTAAGAGAAGCAGTCTTCTTAGGTATACCATGTAAGATATATTTTTTAGACTTTTGGGGAATAAATCGATGGATGAGAGAAGTAGTTGAAGATATATCTAAAGAATTATCAGTGGAATTAATAGTTGTTTCTTTGACAGAACAGCAGTGTATGGAAGAAGTAATATTTGAATCATATAAAATAATGTCAATTCTTAAACCCACATATCTTTGTATTCCTTATCTCTTTAAACATATTCCTGCAGAAGAATTTATTATTGCAGGCGAAGGGGATTTAGCAAAAGACAATCCCGTGTATAATAAGTTTATGTCCTCACATATAACAAATGGCATACCAATATTAAGCAGTGAGATAGTTTATAGAATATGGGCCCAGGAAAATAAACGATATGGGGAATTTTATTTCCACAGCTCTACTCCTGAACTAATACTAAGTGCATATAATCATCCGTTGGTATATAGAAATCCTCCGATGATTTATACCGATAAAATGTACGATCAATATTGGCCTAAATTGAAATTCAAACAAAAAACTGCTAATTTTGAAAATAGTGCAAGTACAATAACTTTAATTAAAAAAATTCTATTGAATTTAAAAGTACAACAAGAAAAAACGGTGGGAACATTTGTTGCACATATAAGCGTGTCTAGATAAGTACTTTAATAATGAACGAAGCAGACTTGAAACTATATGCAGACGGCAGTGACCCATTGGGATTTATTATAGGATAATATTATGAAAATTAATGAAATTATAGAAACACAAATAGACGAAATAGATCGTCGAGGTTTTTTACGTGGAATGGGTGCCGCTGGCGCAGCCGCCGCAGTTCCAGGTCTAGCAAAAGCGCAGAGCCAAACATCATCACCTGCATACAAGAACGCAATAACAGATATTAAATATTATCTAAAGCCCAAGTTTGATAAATTGCCCAATCCTATGATTCAATATAAAGAAGGTATCATTATTGTTAAAATGAACGATACTAAAATAACTAGGGTAGAGATGAAAGAGTCTACAGGACTGATAGCACTAGATAATTTAATTATTCGGGTGATTACTGCGGAGAGGACATTGCCACAAGTTCAGACATTGGAACGTACCGGTGATCATATAATGGAATTTTCTACAGATAATTTATTACCTGCGCCAGGAGAAACACATACACAAACTTCTCAGCCACAGCAAACTTCACAGCCACAGCAAACTTCACAGCCACAGCAAACTTCACAGCCTCAACCACAGCAAGCCCAACAACCTACACAACAGTCCCGTGGTTTTACTAGAGTAGGAAACTTTGGAGTGATATCTGGTTATAAATTGGATAATATTAAAGATAAAATTATAGAAAAACTTTTAATAAAAAATCCAGACGCCGAAGTAGATGATAATGGTCGCACATTGACTGTTAAAATACATAATCCACAAAGTAAGAATTTTGGAATGGCGTTGTATAAAGGATTATTGGGTCCTAGAGGTAGTACGATGATGGTTGTTATAAAATTTACTTTTAGTGAACGAGATAATCAAATTAGAGTATTACCGCAGTCAAACATAATAATAACTAATGCCTTCGGCGGTGTCGATACTCAACCATTTGGTAGTTCATCTGAAATATTAGATGGATTGGAAAAGATATTCAGTTAAATGAACGAAGCAGATAAACTCAGAAAACTTGCCGGCATTGATAAAAATGCCCCTAGTCCTATTACCGGAGAGATTGGCACAGACAAAGGCGAGTACATGCGAAAGAATAACATTCGTCCGGGCACAGACGAATGGTTTAAGTTATGGTTTGCCAGACCAAAATTAACTGGCGAAAATCCCACTCCTAAAAAGTAAAATACCGTTGACAAGTAGATTTGTTTGCTATATAATATTAGTATGAACATATATTTAGACATGGATGATGTAGTAGCAGACTGGATGAAGACTGCTAGAGAAATGGTCAAGCGTGACTGGAATTATGGCGAACGTATTCCCGACAGTGACTGGCAAAAACTTCAAACACGACAACGATTCTATCGCGACCTTCCTAAAAAGACAGGTGCTGATGAACTCGTTCAATGGTGCAGAGATTACAGAGACCGTACAGGTTGTGGATTATTCTTTTTAACAGCACTACCCCATGACTATACGATGCCCTATGCTGCCAATGATAAAGTATGGTGGGCACACGAACACTATCCTGATATTACTGTGTTCTTTGGACCATTCAGCTACGACAAATGGCGTCACTGTAAACCTGGCGATGTTTTAATAGATGACAGAACAAGTAACTGCGACGAATGGTATCGTGCAGGCGGCCTTGCACATATATACAGACAATGGCCTGAATGTAAAATCTGGTTAGAGGAGACATTAAAATGATTATCGGCGTATGTGGTTTTATTGGCAGCGGCAAAGACACTGTTGCAGATTATCTAGTAAATGTACACGGCTTTCGTCGTGAAAGTTTTGCTAATACATTAAAAGATGCTGTATCCGCAGTGTTTGGCTGGGATAGAGTTATGCTGGAAGGTCGTACCAAAGAAGCACGTGAATGGAGAGAGCAAGTTGATCCATGGTGGAGTGAACGTTTAAACATGCCCAATTTAACTCCACGTTGGGTTTTACAGTATTGGGGCACAGAAGTGTGCAGACGAGGCTTTCATGATGACATTTGGATTGCCAGTGTAGAAAACAAATTACGCAGAAGTAAAGATAACATTGTAATTAGCGATTGTAGATTTCCCAACGAGATTAAAAGTATCAAATCCGCAGGCGGCAAAATTGTTTGTGTTGAACGGGGAGAATTGCCTAGTTGGTATATTATGGCCTCCAAAGCAAATGAAGGTGACGCACTTGCTGCCGCAAAGCTCAAAGCACTGGGCGTTCATGCCAGCGAAACAGCGTGGGTGGGTACAGAGTTTGATTATGTGTTAGACAATAACTCTACATTAGATTCTTTGTTTAATCGAGTAGAAACAGTGGTGCAACCAGAATCTATAAAAATGTAGTTTTCGCTAAATAGCCTGGTTTCTCCGAAATAGTATAAATATGTATAACCTATAGAGGAGAAAAACAAATGGCACTAACATCACCAGGCGTAGAGATTTCGATTATTGACCAAAGTCAATTCGGATCTGCTGGCCAAGGAACAGTTCCTTTAATCATTTTAGCCACACAGTCTAACAAAGACAATGTAAGTGGCACAGGCTATGCAACAGGAACAATTCCTGCAAATGCCAACAAGCCTTATTTGCTAACAAGTCAACGTGAACTTATTGAGCAATTTGGTCAACCAAAATTTAAAACAGTAAACGGTACAGCAGTACATGGTTCAGAAGTTAATGAGTACGGATTAATGGCAGCTTACAGCTACTTGGGTCTTGCTAATCGTGCGTATGTACTACGTGCAGACATTGATTTGTTACAATTAGAGCCCAGCGACATTGAACCAGCAAGTGCTCCTGCTAATGGTACATACTGGTTAGACTTAGCTAATACAAGCTGGGGTATTTTTGAAGCATCAGCAACTGGAACAGATAGCTGGGTCGCAAAAACTCCTTTACTTGTCACTGATCTAACTGATACTGTCAGTTCTGCAGGTGTAGTTCCTGTTACTTCAATTGGCGTCAACGGTGACTATGCAGTTGTAGCAACTTCTGCAGTTTCTAGTTATCAAGTATATAAAAAGATTTCCGGCGCATGGGAAATCTGTACAACAGCAAACTCTGCAATTCCCACAGTTTTTGTTGCCGCTCACTATAATATTCCCACAGCAACGTCTATTGGTGATGTATGGTTAAAGTCCACAAGTCCAAACAATGGTTTAAGTTTAGCAGTTAAAAAATATGTAAGTGCCAATGTTCCAGACAGTAGTCCTTGGGTAGTTGTTGCGTCTCCAGTTTATGCTAATGATTCAGCAGCCACCGCAGGTTTTGCAAGTGCATTATCTGCAGGTAAAATATATGCTAAAGCAGAAGGCGGTAGCGCCAACGTACAATTACGCTACTATGATGGCAGCAACTGGAGTGCATTAGATGAACAAGCTAGTGTTAGTGCTCCTGTGGGCGCAACAGTAGACGGTACATTGTGGTACAATACTAGTTTAGCAGTTGACTTATATGTAAAAGCAAATAGTCAATGGGAACCAATAGGCAGCAATGTTTCTATCGATTCAAATGCTCCTGGTAGTCCGGCCAGCGGCGACTATTGGATTGATAGTAGTGATGTAGAAAATTATCCAGCAATTTATGAATTTGATGGCAGTGATTGGGTTTCTCGCAATATCACAGATCAAACAACTCCTAATGGTGTTGTATTTGCTGACTTAACATATACACCAAGTGACACTTCAAATGGCACAGGCGGCGCAACCGCAATAGATGAAAATGCTCCAGATCCGTTATTATATCCAAATGGTATTTTATTATGGAACGGTATCGTTTCAACGGGTAACGTTAAACAATACAGTGATGTACTAGATGCCAACGGTGTTGCTACAGGCGACAAAGCATGGTTTACATTTAGCGGTAACAAAGAAGATGGTAGTCCATATATGTTGCGTAAAGCGCAACGCCGCGCAGTAGTTAAATCATTGCAAAGCGCAGTGGCCAGCAATGAAACAATTCGTGAAGAAATGACCTTCTTCACATTAATTGCGGCACCAGGCTACGCAGAACTAATTGATGAGATGTTATCATTGAATACAGATCGTAAAGAAACAGCATTTGTTATTGTAGATACTCCATTACGTTTAGCACCACAAGGTCAAACATTGATCGATTGGATGAGTGGTAATAATGCAAGCAGTACCGGCGAAGATGGTTTAATTGTCAGCGGCGGCAGTGCTTATCAAGCAGCCTGTTACTACCCAAGCGGTTTAGCAACAGATTTAAACGGCAACGATGTTGTTGTTCCAGCAAGTCACATCGTTCTAAGAACTTATGCATACAACGACCAGGTTGCTTATCCTTGGTTCGCACCAGCTGGTTTAACACGCGGTGTTGTAACTAATGCAAGTAATGTAGGTTATATCAACGGCGAAGGCGAATTTATTGCAGTAGCATTGACAACAGGTCAGCGTGATACATTGTATGGCGATGGTAGCAGAGTTGGTTTGAATCCTATTGCACGTTTCCCAGGCCAAGGTGTTTATGTTTTCGGCCAGAAGACGTTACAAACTGGTTCAAGTTCTTTAGATAGAGTTAACGTTGCTCGTTTATTGGCTTACTTACGTGAGCGTTTTGATCCGCTGGCCCGTCCGTTTATCTTCGAACCCAACGACAAGATCACTCGTGCTAATGTAAAACAAGTTTTCGATAGTTTCTTAGGCGAATTGCTTGCTAAACGTGCTATCTATGACTTCATTGTTGTCTGTGATGAAACAAACAACACACCTGCCAGAATTGACAGAAATGAATTATATGTTGATGTTGCCATTGAGCCAGTTAAGGCCGCTGAGTTCATTTACATTCCAGTTCGTGTTGTCAACACAGGCGAGTTATCATAATGATAAATAACATAGCCGAAGGAGAAACAACATGGCAGATTTAACACAATTTGGAGTTCCAACAACAGGCACTAATGCAATGGTGATGCCTAAACTCCAATATCGATTCAGAGTTAACTTATATGACTTTGGTAGAAACAACGGTAGTACTGTTGAGATGACACAAAACGTAGTCAGCGTAAATAGACCTAGTCTAACACACGATGAAATTACTTTGGATGCGTACAACAGTCGTGCTTACCTTGCTGGCAAGCACAGTTGGGAACCAATTACTTTAACTTTACGTGACGACATCAACGGTACAGTTACCAAGCATGTGGCAAGTCAATTACAAAAACAATTAAACCAAGGTTTACAAAGTGCTCCAACAGCAGGACGTGACTATAAGTTTGGTATGGTAATTGAACAGCTAGATGGCAGTCAACCAGGGCTAGTCATTGAAAGCTGGAGTTTAAATGGATGTTTCATCCAAAACGTAAACTACGGTGAAAATAACTATGCAACCAGTGACGTAATGCAAATCACTTTACAAATACGCTACGACGCCGCTGACATCCACGGTGATGCAGTTAGTGCAGCCACTACACAGGGCGCATTAACTAGTGGCGTATTACCAATTGGCGCAGGTAACTCTGCAACATAAGGATAATACATGGCGGCATTAACTGACGCTATGAAATGGTATAACTTAGGTGGGCTTAAAGCGGCCCGCCTAAAGTTCCATTTTAAAGTAGAAATCTTTAGCTCACAGTATATAGGACAACTTCAAACACCAGCTAGGCTGATATTTGATGCTGTCCGCACGATTGAACTTCCCAAATATAGTATAGAAACAGAAGTAGCAAACGCATGGAACGTGCGACAACCTATTCCCACTAAAATTAACTTTGAACCAATTAGTATTTCATTTACTGATACATTGGATAACAGGTTTCAAATTTTTATTAAAAACTATATGAACATTGTCAGTGGTAACTTTGCACCACAGACAAAGTCCATGCGTAAAGGATTTGACGACTTTGGTATCAGAATGTTAGAAACTGGTAAAGATTGTCCTATAGATAAAATTGTCATTACTAGATTTTACGGCGCAGATGCAGATAGAGAAAATCTACAAACACCTAGTATAGTAACATTATGGCGTCCAAAAATAGTAGACGTTCAGCATGACACATTAGATTATGCCGTCAGCGAAGCAATCACATGGCAAGTAAGTCTACGATATGAAAGTGTTACTTATTCAAATATTACTTCATCTACGGCCGTTAGTCAGCAAGCAACAGCAAGTAGTCCGCAGGCAACGTCTGCTGATCGAGACAACCCTTATGCTAAACAAGTAGAAGAGCAAATTAAATTAAATAACACTATTCCTCCCAAAGATTTAAATGCAGAAAGTGTAAAACAATCTCAAACGGCAGCGATGTCGCCTACTAGATCAATCGATCAAGCAGTTAATAGATTAGGAGATCCAAATGCGGCTCCTTATACAGGCGATGACCCTATAATCAAGGCGAGACTCGCCAGCGGCCGAGGTTAACTATGGCATTAGAAGCATCTAAATATGACGTACTTTACGGCAAACTATTAAAATTAGGTATTGCTGTTGATCAAGCCAAGGCATTATCAAAAGTGTTATATGATATCAGTATAGAACAAGGTGTGTCCACAGACGATTTACTAAAGTATGTTAATTCAAACGGACTTCGATTCGACAATGAAGTGTATGCATTATTAAATAAAGCAAGAACAAACAGCAGTCAAATTGGTTATATAGATCAAAACAACATACCTTTTGTTATTGTCAAACAGGCAGTGTAAATGGCTTATAATTTTACACAGGGATTCTTTACTCCTGCTAACCCAAGTAAGTATATAGGCAGTAACAGCCCCAAGTATCGTAGCAGTTGGGAACTAACAGTGATGCGATTCTGTGATAATCATCCTGCGGTCATAGGATGGGCGAGTGAAAGTCTACGCATACCATATCGCAATCCGTTTACAGGTAAAGATACAACATATTATCCAGATTTCTTAATTACGTATCAAGACAAGGCCGGTAATAAGATCAGCGAAATTATAGAAGTTAAGCCACGCAAGCAAGCAAGATTAGATGAAGCAAACACACAGCAGGAAAAAGCCGCCGTAGTGTTAAATATGGCCAAGTGGGAAGCATGTAGGCTTTGGTGCCAAAGACATGGTATGAAGTTTAGAATACTCACTGAAGAAGATATATATAATAACTGGCAACCAAGAACCGCTGCTAAGAGAACGAAAAAACGATGACTAAAAAACTTGAAGACTTTTTTAATGTAGACAATACAGAATCGGATGCAGAGGACCAACTGTCCCTGATCGCCGAAAAGCTAGTGCCAATGGAAACTACCTTGTCATTAGTTCACGAACAATTAACCATAGCAGATAGAATTGATCAAGCACTGCCCACAGTTAAAGGTTTGGATGTAGAAGATCGAGACTTGGATGATTATGCTGCCAGAGCTATGGACAGCTTTGAAAGACTAATGGATCTTGGCTACAACATGGATGATAGAAATGCCGGTAAAGTGTTCGAAGTAGCAAGTACTATGATGAATAATGCCATTACTGCTAAAACAGCCAAGCTGGACAAGAAGCTAAAGATGATTGATCTACAATTAAAGGCAGCTAAACTGGCACAAACGGCTAAAACTGAAGATGATAATGGCCCACAAGGCCTGGGTGATTTGACCACAGATCGCAATGCTATATTGAATCTAATCAGCCAGAACCTTAAAAACAAAGATAAATAAAGTATCGGAGAAACGAAATGCCTACTCTATTTGAATACATTGAACAACTAAAAGAAAAACACGAAGTGCGTGTTAAATTCGCCTGCGAAGTAACAGACGAAATGATGGATAAGATCGAGCGTCACTTGCAAAAGTATGATGCCGAAAAAGTCTCAAGTCCAAGCAAAACAATTTTACAAGCTCGTCCATTAGACTTTCCTAATTTGGACATGGGCGAGATTTACATCATTGACTTCACTGCGTGTTTGCCAGTAAGCAATGAAATGCTTAAACAAGAACTAGCAAGATTATTATGTGTCAGCGAAGGACTAGTTGTTGTTCGTGGCGTAAATGAGGATCGTGAGATAGAACAAGAAGAAGAAAAGTTTCAAGATAAAAAAGAAGAATACAAAGTCAAACTAGGCGCAGACTATGACAAAAGCGAAGGCAGCGATGTCAAAGCCAGCGAAGTATTTGGCGACAAGTTTAACGGAAGTTTATTAAAAGAACTTAAAAAGATCAGTGACAGCAAAAAGAAGGAAGTTAAAACTCCTAAGATTGCCAAAGACCCAGACGTTCCTGTAAGCACACCAGAGATAGGTGATAGCAAAGAAACTAACAAAAAAAGTCCAGTGGCTAATCGCGGTCCAGTGATTGCTAAGAAATAAGGAAAAATATTATGAACAGTTTACAAGATTTAATGAAACGATTAAGCAGTATTGGCCAAGTCACTGAAGCAGAAGAAAAATGCTCCGAATGTGGTTGTACTCCGTGTGAGTGTGATGACAAAGACAAAGTCGACGAAGCCAAAAAGCCAGACGCTGACAAAGATGGTATTCCTGATTGGGCTGACAAAGATGAAGAAAAAGTCGACGAAGGCGCATTAGATACATTAAAGAAATTCGGCAAAAAAGCATTAGACACATTAGGACATCCTGACGACGAAGAAATGATCAAAGATTTACAAAGAAAAGTCGGCGTGCCACAGACGGGTAAAAAACCTGGCGAAGAAGAAAAATCGATGAAGGAAAGTGCTTTAAATTTATTACGTAGATATGCTGGCATTGCAGAAAACAACAACGAAGCAACAGTCGATGAAGCACTTAACACTAGCAAGTTAGCAGACACTATGGGTGTAGATGTACAGCAGTTACGCATGGCTGTTAGTCGCGCCAGTACTGGCAAACAAACACGCAGTGATATAATGTTGTTATCAGATACTTTTGTCAAACTATTAAACAATCCAGATGACACAGTTATTCAAACTGTTGCCAACTTAATTAAGTCTGGTAATACTGCACCAGCCCCAGAAGCTAATATGAAACAAGAAGGCAATGAATTCAGCGGCGCATTAAAAGCAGCCAAAGATGCCGGCGAAGAAGAATTTGAAGTTGGTGGCAAAAAATATAAAGTAAACGAATGTAATGACATGAGTCCACTGACATCAGTACCCAACGGTGAATCACACATGGGTATTCCAGCTGAAATAATGGCACGTATGTCTAGTCCAGAAATGACAGAACCAAAAGGTCCGCACATGGAAGTTCCTATGGCAGCAGAAGAACCAAACGCAACCTATACATTAAGTATTCAAAATGGTGAAAACAATTTAAGTATGACAACTGACATGCCTGATGAAATTATTCACATCATGAAGTTAGCGGGTGTTAACAAGGGCGCCGAAGTAACCAAGACAGCGGCAGCAGGCGAACAAGAAGTAGAAGAATCAGGTTATGAAAATACTCCTGACAATACGCGAGCACGTGATCCGCAGGCACATGGTGACATTCGCGACTGGGGACAAAAAGGCACAGGCGCAGGCAAACCAAACTATCCTGGTACAGGCGCCAGCGGTGATAACCCAATGAACGAACAACGTATGTTCCAGGACTACAAAAACTTTAAAGCAGGCAAATGAGCGGTCAAGCGGTTTTAGTTAAACAGCCCTACAAAAAAGAAAATTATACAGAGAATCAGATAGCGGAGATTGTAAAATCCGCTACTGATCCTATATACTTTATCAGCGAGTATATGTGGATACAGCATCCCACAAAAGGTCGTATCAAGTTTGAACTCTACGACTATCAAATAGAATTAATCAACGCTTATCAAAATCACAAGTATAGCATCAATATGCTTGGCCGCCAAATGGGTAAGTCAACTTGTGCCGCAGGGTATTTGTTATGGTTCGCTATGTTTGTTCCAGATTCGACAATTCTTATAGCCGCACACAAATACACAGGCAGTCAGGAGATCATGCAACGTGTACGTTTTATGTATGAAAGTTTACCTGAATGGATCAAAGCTGGTGCAGTAAGTTATAACAAGGGTAGTATCGACTTTGACAACGGCAGTCGTATTGTCAGTGCCACAACAACAGAAAATACTGGTCGTGGTATGTCCATCACATTAGTATACTTAGATGAGTTTGCCTTCGTTCCGCCACGTATTGCCAAAGAGTTCTGGACATCACTGAGCCCAACGCTGTCAACAGGCGGTAAGTGTATTATTACAAGTACACCTAATCAAGACAATGATCAGTTTGCACAAATTTGGAATGATGCCATTAAAAAGTTTGACGAGTTTGGCAATGAACGTGAAGTCGGCAAAAACGGATTTAAAAGTATTAAGTACATTTGGAGCGACCATCCAGACAGAGATGAAGCTTGGGCAGATCATGAACGCAGTAAAATTGGCAGCGAACGTTTCATGCGTGAACATGAATGTTTGTTCATCACAGCAGATGAAACATTGATCAGTGGTCTAGTATTAACAAACTTGCAAGGAGAAGATCCCTATGAACGAGTGGGACAACTACGAGTATATACTCCTATAGACAAAGATAAAATATATGTGGCTGCATGGGATCCTAGTTTAGGCACGGGCGGCGATGCCGCGGCCATCGAGATTTTCAGCTTGCCTGATCTGGTTCAAGTAGCAGAATGGCAACATAACAAAACAGACATCCGCGGCCAGCTTAGAAATTTTGTTACTATATTGGATTGGTTACGTGAAAAAGGCGCGAGCAATGATAATATCTACTGGAGTGTTGAAAACAATACACTGGGCGAAGCCGCACTGGTTGCTATTCAAGAATATGGCGAAGAACGTATTGCTGGACATTTTATCAGCGAAACTGGCGCTAAACGTCGTGGCTTTAACACAACAAATAAAAGTAAAATAGCCGCTTGTACCAAATTAAAATACTATATCGAAAGCAGTAAAATGCATCCAAAAAGTAAGAGTCTTGTGCAAGAACTAAAAACCTTTGTGGCCAAAGGAACTGGCTTTGCAGCCAAAGAAGGCGAAACAGATGATTTGGTCATGGGTACTATACTAGCAGTTAGATTAATTGAGTATGTCATGAAGTATGATGAAGCAACATATAACACATTAGTCGAACGAAACAGCGGCGATTATTTACAGCCCATGCCAATTGGAATAATTTAATTAAAATAGGTAAATAAGTGTATGGCTATAGATTATAACTCAGTTTCAGACAGAATATTTGACCAACTTAAAGGCTTTGGTCACGACATTATTATCTTTGATGATAAAGGTCGACAAACCGCCAATGCTACTCAAGGCCGTAGTTTTTACAGTAAAGATCAAAAGTTTACAGTAGAATTAGATCAAGATGACAATGTTATCAAATTTAAATACGGCACAAGTACAGATATGCCCAAGGTCAAAAAGTTAATAGATACAATTGGTGCTATAGCAAAGAAATACCCCCCATTGGGATTAGATAGATTGCCGTACACCGGCAAAGAAATAGAATTAAAGGATGTAGAAAACATGGCAAAAGTCCAAGAGAGTTTAAGCCCGACAATGGGTTCAACTAAAACCAGTTACCAACAAACTGAAGGTGCTAAACTAATCATTAGACATAACACTGCTGTCAACGAAGAAGTTCGTGGCAGTCGTAGTCGCAACATCAGCGCATTGTTTATTGAAAACGCACAAGGTGAACGATTCAAATATCCGCACAACCATTTAACTGGCGCACGTATTATGACTCAACACGTTGCTGAAGGCGGCACGCCCTACGATGAAGTTGGACAAAAAATCATTGGACTAAGTGAAGAACGCAATCAACTTTCACAGGTATCTAAGTACATTAGAAGCCAAGGCCTACAAGAACAAGCCGGTGATGTACAATTTGCAGTTACTCAACGTCTCAGCGAAATTAAAGGCCTATTGGGAAGATATAATCCAACAAGATTTATGGAAGATAAATCGCAGGCCGACGAAACAAATCTGGAAGCACTACAAGAAAAACTAACCAAAAACGTATTTGACGAAAGCATTGGCTCACTATTACCAAAACTAAATGGCTATGTAAAACAATATCAACAACAAATGGAAGCTCGACAAGAACTCGAAACCCTAAAACAACAAGTAGAAGAATCAACATCAATCCAAGTTAGTGCTATTCCAGATTTAGAAATGATGAGCATGATGGTCTACGAAAGTCCAACTGTCAATACTACTCAATTAATCAATACAATTTTACCAGTATTAGAAGACGACGCAGTCAAAACAAGTTTAACTAAGATAGCCGAATATGTCCAAGAAGGCAAATTGGATGCTATGGAAGTTGAAAACTTAACTCGTAGCATTATTGGTAAGAGCGCAGTTAAAGAATCCAATTACAAAATTGTACATCAATTGAATACAGTGGATCAAGTATTTGAATCGGTTATGGCCAGGTTCGAACTAAAAGAAATACTGAAATAAGAATATAAATATTTTCAACAGCAATTCATCCAAAAGGAAAAATTGCTGTTGACATAGCACTTAATAGAGTGTTATAATTGTTCACAAGATGAGAGTATCTTGTGTTCCAGGCAACAAACTTTTTTAACCCTGGCATTTTTAAAGGAAAAACATTATGGCAACATCACTAGCAGAAATCCGCGCTCGCTTACTTGAGCAAGACACACGTCAAAGCGGCACAAACAATCGCTCACAGGGCGACAATGGAATCTTTCCGTTCTGGAATATTCCCGAAAACTCAACTACAGTATTACGTTTCCTCCCAGACGGAGATGACACTAACACTTTCCCGTGGAGAGAGCGTCAAATGATCCGACTAGAGTTCGCAGGAGTTCTGGGTGGAGACGAAAGTAAGAAAGTAACTGTAACAGTTCCTTGCATGGAAATGTGGAAAGAGACTTGTCCGATTCACGCAGAGATCCGTCCTTGGTTCAAAGATAAATCTTTGGAAGACTTAGGTCGTAAGTACTGGAAGAAAAAATCTTATGTCTTTCAAGGCTTTGTTGTAGACACAAAGCTACAAGAAGATGTACAACCGGAAAATCCAATCCGTCGTTTGATTATCAACCCAAGTATCTTTAACATTGTTAAAGGTGCGTTGATGGATCCAGAAATGGATAATCTGTTTACAGACTATGAGAATGGCACAGACTTCCGACTAACAAAAACTACAAAAGGTCAATACGCAGACTACAGCACAAGTAGCTTTGCCCGTAAAGAACGTGGTTTGAACGAAGTAGAACTGCAAGCTATTGCAGATCACAACTTGTTTACTTTGAATGACTTTATGCCTAAAAAGCCTAGTAAAGAAGAAGTTGACATCATTTATGACATGTTCAAAGCCAGCGTTGATGGCGAGCTGTATGATCCCAAACGTTGGGGTCAGCATTTTAAACCAGCAGGTGTAAACCTTGGTAACTTGGTGGCAGCATCAGATGTTGAAGCCGCAGAAGCAAGTTTCAAAGCACCTGCTCCGGCAGCTCGTCCTGCTCCTGTTGTGGCAGCAAAGCCAGCAATCGTCAATGACGAAGATGACGCACCTTTTGAAACAGCTGATACAACAGCCGCTCCAGAAGGCAAAAAGAATGTCAATGATATTCTTGCAATGATTCGTAATCGTCAGCAAAAGTAAATACGGCCCGGGCCTCTGCGATAACTAACCGGTAAATGGTTATTGTATCGCCCGGGTTCTTCTATGCAGAAGAAACGTTTACTATCACAAAGTAGAGAGTATCAAATGACACTACCAGACGAAAGATATCGTGCTGTATTATGGGCAAGTAGATTCTTGGGTGAAGTTGCTCATGATAAGAAAAAGTATCCTAGAATTTCCAAAGAAGTTAGACGTGAGGCTTATAGCATACTGCGTCATTATCCCAGTGACTGGGATATGAAACGCATATCGGTTAAGGTACCCGAAGTCTTCCAAGAAAAAATGGAACCATTAACAAAAATGATTATGACTTATAATCAAGAACAAAAGGAAAATGAAATGAAAAATATACCGAATGTAACTTTTGCCTTTAGACAAGGCGATGAAGAACCTGAACAAGGTGGCTGTCCAATCGGCGGCGAGTTTGTTTTTAAAACAAGCAATGATTTGTTTGCCAACAAGCGAGTAATAGTGTTTAGCTTGCCCGGAGCATTTACACCAACGTGCAGTACATATCAATTGCCGGGCTTTGAAGGTCAATTTAATGATTTCAAAGCACAGGGCATTGATGATATTTATTGCGTTAGCGTCAATGATGCGTTTGTTATGAACGAATGGAGTCGTGCTCTTAAAATTAAAAACGTTAAAGTTATTCCAGACGGTGCTGGCACGTTCACAGAAGGCATGGGCATGACAGTTGACATGAGTGCTATTGGATTTGGCAAGCGCAGTCGTCGTTATGCCGCAATCATTGACAACGGCAACGTGGAACAAATGTTTGTGGAACCAGAATCAAGTGCTGCCGATCCTGATCCATATAGCGTTTCAAGTCCAGAGAATGTTATGAAACACTTGCAAGGAGAATAATATGACTAAACCATTTGACGTAAGTAAATTTAGAAAAGAAATTACCAAGAGCATTGAAGGCCTTAGCATTGGTTTTAATGATCCTACAGATTGGATCAGTACAGGTAATTATACCTTAAACTATTTGATTAGTGGCGACTTTTTTAAAGGCGTGCCCATGGGCAAGGTCACTGTGTTTGCCGGCGAGTCGGGCGCAGGCAAAAGTTATATCTGTTCTGGCAATCTAGTTCGTCACGCACAAGAGCAGGGCATTTATGTTGTGCTCATCGACACAGAAAACGCACTAGACGAAGCATGGCTACATGCACTTGGCGTAGATACAAGCGAACAAAAATTGTTAAAACTTAACATGGCCATGATTGATGACGTGGCCATGACTATTACCAAATTTGTCGCAGATTACAAAGCCATGGCAGAAGATGCTAGACCCAAGGTATTGTTTGTCATTGACAGTTTAGGCATGTTGCTAACACCCACAGACGTTAATCAGTTCCAAGCAGGTGATATGAAAGGTGACATGGGTCGTAAGCCCAAAGCACTGACATCGCTGGTTCGTAACACAGTTAATATGTTTGGTAATCTAAACATTGGTATGGTATGTACCAACCACACATACGCAAGTCAGGACATGTTTGATCCGGACGATAAGATCTCTGGCGGCCAAGGCTTTATCTATGCCAGCAGTATTGTAGTTGCCATGCGTAAATTGAAATTGAAACTGGATGAAGATGGCAATAAGACCACAACAGTCAATGGTATTCGCGCCAGTTGTAAGATCATGAAAACTCGTTATGCTAAACCATTTGAAAGTGTGCATGTGCAGATTCCTTATGCAACAGGTATGAGTCCTTACAGCGGATTATTTGACTTGCTGGAAGAACGTGGCAGTTTGAAGCGTGAAGGCAACAGTTATCTTTATACAACTAAAGAAGGCGAAGTCTTTAAAGCAATGCGTAAAGCATGGACCAATGAGCTTTTGGACAAAGTAATGGCAGATATTATGCTTAGAGATCTGACAGCAGATGTAAATATAGCAGATATAACACCTTTGGAGGAGATTGAAGATGCTTCATGATGAACAAGTTAATTTGATTGTAGACGTATGGGCCACTGTTAAGACTTACATTGATAAGAAAGAACGCTATGATGCTGCCTGTGCATTACTGCGTAGTTTGGAGAATCACTATGAAATGGATAGTGTTGCAGAAGAACTTCTCGGCAATGACAGTACATTAGATGCTGTAATTAAAGACTTATACACTGCCAACGACATTGTCGATGATGATGATGACTACGAAGAAGATAATTACGATTCCGACGCCGACGAAGAATGAGTAATTGGTATAGACGTGTTACTGGCAACTTAGATGAGTTGCCAGGCTCAATAGCCTACTATGAATCTGAATTACAAGATGCTAGAATAGAAACTAGTATCAAAGGTAACTTGGAAACAAACTCTAGACTTATGCCTGGAATAGTGGAACACAGATTTAACCAATTGCAAGAAGTTGAAGCTATACTTGAATTCCTAAACATCCAACTAAGAAAAAAACGAAGTGAGATGTTTAGGAAGTATACCGAAAATTATAATAGAACACTCAGTGACCGTAGTGCTGACAAATATGTAGATGGAGACGACGAAGTAATTGAATGGCAAATTCTCGTAAATGAGTTTGCCATGATCCGTAACAAGTACCTCGGCATTATGAAAGCCATTGACACCAAGCAATGGCAGATTACTAACATTGTCAAACTCCGTGTAGCGGGCATGGATGACACTACTTTGGGTTAATTGACACAAATTGGATCCTTTGCTATAATACATACATAGCGAAACAAAAAGGAGTCCAAAATGGAACTAGCAATCGGAACTAAAATTGTGTATACAAGTGCCGCAGGTACTCGCAATGCAGAAGTAGTTGGTATCAAAATTACCCCTACAGCAAAGCCTGGATTTCTTAATACTTTTGTTACACTTTTAATACCCGTACAAACAGGTGTTAAATTTGAGAATAAAATTCAAATCTGTGCTGACAATGCCAGCTTAAAAATGTTCAAAGTAGCAGTCATTAATTGACACAAATTGGTTTCAGTGCTATAATACATACATAGATTAACAAAACAGGAGTTTATAAATGGCTAATGTAACTATTTTTGCAGGCGAGTATCGCGGCGTTAAAGTTCGTAACCAAACATTCCAATTGGTGTCAGACGTTAAGTCTGGTAGCAAAGGTATGTATGTAACAGTTCAAGATGACGGCACCCTAGGTTATCCAGGTAAAGCTATTCGTGTTAAAGTTAAAACAATGGAGGATATTACAGTGAGTGGTCAAACTATTGCTGACATGACAGATAGTCAGCGCAACAAAGCAAATAAAGACGACAATGTCTTTTCTTTAGTAACTACTAAAGAGCCAGAAGTGTACACAGAAACAGATGAGCAAGCTATTGAGCGCATCCGTGAACGCTTTGACATCCTAGACCAAATGGCAGAAGGCACCACAACAGGTGCAGTTCGTGCTATGATTGTCAGCGGCCCTCCAGGCGTAGGTAAGAGCTACGGCGTTGAGAAGGTACTTGAGCAAGCCAGTTTATTTGACAAAATGGCTAATCGTAAAAACAGATTTGAAGTTGTCAAAGGTGCAATGTCAGCATTGGGTTTGTATGCCAAACTTTACAAGTTCTCCGATGAAGGCAACGTGTTAGTGTTTGATGACTGTGACAGCATCTTGCTTGACGACTTGTCGTTGAACATTTTGAAAGCCGCATTAGACAGTTCTAAGAAACGTTATATTTCTTGGAACACTGATAGTAATATGTTGGGTCGTGAAGGCATTCCGGATCGTTTTGAATTTAAAGGTAGTGTGATTTTTATTACTAACATTAAGTTTGAGCACGTTCGCAGTAAGAAATTAAAAGACCATTTGGACGCATTGGAAAGCCGTTGCCACTATTTGGACTTGACAATGGACACCCAACGTGACAAGTTTCTGCGTATTAAACAAATTGTGCGTGACGGTATGTTGGACAGTTATGATTTTGAAGAGCATGCCGCACAAGAAATTGTGGACTACATGTGGGAAATGAAAGCTCGTTTGCGTGAACTGAGTTTGCGTACAGTTTTGAAGATTGCAGACCTGCGTAAGATGAGTGAGCACAATTGGCGTCGTCTTGCAGAGACAACAATTTTGAAACGTGCAGAAGTGTGCTAAACTAAACAATGCCTAGTTAATTGACGTTAACTGGGCATTGTGCTATAATAACTTTTAAAACAACAAAGGGAATTTAAATGAAATTCAAACCCACTCTAATTACTTTAGCAGTAGCGGCACTAGCAACAAGTGTGCAGGCCCAAGTTCTTACTAAAGAATTTTACAATGTCAAAGGTGCGTTGAACACGACTATGTATAACGCATATACCGGCACTGGTGTTACACTTACATGGGGTCGTAACATTACAGGCCTTGGTGTTAAGGTAGCAGTACTAGACAGCGGATTTGACTTGTCTCACACAGACTTAAAAGGGCAAGTTATCGCGGCCAAGAACTTCAGTGAGATTGTTGTAGAAAATACAAAGACTAATCTAAATAACTTTAGGTCTAATATCCAAGTAGGTACAGACATTACTTGGAGTATGCACGGCACTCAGATGGCAAGTATTATTGCCGGCAAGTCGGATGGTAACGGCGCCGTAGGTGTTGCACCCGATGCTCGTCTATTGTTGGCACAGGTCGGTCAAGGTGTTACATATAACAGTAAAACAAAAACTTGGACATACAGTGGCACTGGCATTAGTGCCCCGGCATTGATTAATGCGCTGACTTGGGCAGAAGCCAATGGCGCCACAGTGGCCAATATGAGTCTTGGTAGCAGTTATGACAAGACATTCCAAAAAGGTGTGACACTATTGGGTAATGGTGTGTACAAGGCTCCTGTGGCATACGGTTCAATGTATGGTAACACTACAAAAGAATTAACAGCATTTGCTGGTGCAAGCAAGACCATGGCTCTTGTTGCCGCGGCAGGCAATGATGGTTTACCTTACGCACAATTTCCAGGTGCTTATGCTACTCAAGTAGACTCAAAAGGTAATTTGGTACTTGGTGGCAGAATGCTGATTGTAGGAAGTGTGGGAGATAACAATGTTATCAGTGGCTTCTCAAATCGTGCTGGTAGCTTTTGTACTGCCTTGTCAGGTACAACGTGTAAAGATCCTTACTATGTCAAAGACTTCTTTGTAGTAGCACCAGGTGAAGGCATTATTAGTGCTATACCCAATCAAGCCAAAGCAGGCAATGTAGGCAATGCGGTTAGCGGCACAAGCCCAGCGGCAGCTTTTGTATCGGGCGGCATTGCACTTATGAAACAGGCTTGGCCACAACTTAGTGGTGCTCAACTGGTTGATCTAGTTAAGACAACTGCCACAGACTTGGGCGCCAAAGGCGTAGATGAAGTTTATGGCTATGGTCTAGTTAATTTTAACAAAGCTACATTGCCAACAGGCACAGTAAAATATACAACAAGTTCGTTGTCATCGAGTTCAGTGACAACAGGCACGTCTGTGGTCAATGTTAGTATTAGTGCAACGGGTAGTTTGAATAGCGTTATGAAAGGTAGTAGTGTGCTGTCTAACGTACAAGTTGTTGACAACATTAATCGCAACTATACCGCAGACTTTACACGGGCAGTTGGTAACAGTAATCCAGTAAACAGTTTGGCAATGAGTCCTTATCTTGCCATGCAGGGCACAGGCTATCGTGAGTTTACAGTTCCATTTAGTAAAACAGATTCTATGTCGGTTATGCAAAGTTCAAATGGCGTAGCGGCACAATATGAAACAGCATATGACAATACCAAAGTGTCCTTGCAAGTTGGTTCTATGACAGAAAGTAATGGCTTTCTAAACAACTATGGTTCTGGACTTACTGCTTTTGGCGACAGTGGTACAACTTGGGCCTTGGTTGGTGGTGAGAAAGATATTGGCTCAAACTTTAGCATATTAGGTAACTATGGTGTTGGCATTACAAAAACTGGTAGTGTGCAAAACAGCATGATTGCATTGAGTCCTACTTTGGTCAGTGACACTTGGAAATTTGGTATTGCCAAAAACAATATCTTCTTTAGCGGCAAGACCAATGACAAGTTGTCGTTAAGTGTACAAGGTCCTGTGGCAGTTCGTCGAGGTCATGCAGACGTTACAGCGATTACTGGCTATAACTACAGCACAGACGCAGAAGACAATACAACTGCCACACCAATTAGTTCCTCAGAACGGATGAACTTGGCATCCGGTAAACGTGAGACTAACTTAATACTTGGCTATAATGTGCAAGTACAAAACCAAACGTATGTAGGTTTTGCAGTAGGACGCCAGTTTAACGCTAATGGTGTAAATGCTAACACGGTTGCGTTCACTGCTAGAAGTGTGTTCTAATTGACAGAATTTGAATTTAATGTTATAATTATTGCATAACGTAGAATAAGCTACGTTATGCTTTATAGGTCGAGTATGACCGAAACCCAGGGCGAGTTTGCCCGCTAAAAAGGAAATTTACTTATGACAACTATTACCCACGCTCAAACTATTAACGGGCGTTATCTAAAATCTACCAGCCACTTCGTTTCTTTACAACAACGTCTTGCAGATGCGCTGAAATCTTCTCCAGTATTTGTAAATATGCTGACTGCAATGGTTGACGAGTATAAACGTCGACATGCCAGCTGGGCAAAGTTTTCCGACATGAAACTTTGTGAAGCAATCCAAGTTCCAATGGACAAAATCCTAATTGACAGTACTATGCAACGTAGTTTGAATCTCCGCCACGTATTGAATATTCTACAGAACTTTAAAAGTAGTATGGTGATGGCAATTCAAGTGTATGTAGACGAAAACAAACCTGGTTATTATATTGCATGGGAGGGTCAACATACTGCTATTGCTTTGCATATTATTCTAACAAAAGTATTTGGCGAGCAGACAGCTAACGCCATGATCCCAGTTGTGATTTACAATGTCAAACAGAAATTGGAAATTCGTCGTAACTTTATTTTGCTTAATGGCGATGCCAAGGAAGAACTAGACTTTATTGACAAGTATATCCAAATGGTATTTGGTGTTAAGATTGATAAGGCAGATGACCAAGAATGGATTGACACAGCCCTTAAGAATGACTACTTTGCCGCCGCAGGATTGTTTGCCACACATAGTAAGTTTGGGGATGAAGACCAACCAGGCGCATTCACTTTGTTAGCCGATACTCTTATGAGCAAGAGTTTGAAGACACGCAAGCATCCAGAGGTTACTCGTATGTTTGCACAGTATTGGAGTTTCTTAAATCAACAACGTCCCGTCGAGCCTAAAGAAGCTAGACAGTTATATGAGTACTTTAATTTGTGTTATGAACAAAAGATTGCAGTTGACGAAAAATATTTGCTAGAGTTTGTAGCATTTACCAAAGACAACTTTGAAGCAGACTTTAGTCCTACAAGTCCATTCTGGGACAAAGTTAAAGCGTCTTACGAATCGTGGTACGCTAAGGCTAATCCTGAATCATTTGCAGAGTTTGGCTTGAAAGGCTTTACTACAGAAATGCGTACAGGTATTCCGTTTTTAATTGCACAACTTAAAAAGAGTACTAAATTAAAAGTGCCCGCATTTACTCCTAACAATGGCTTTACTATTAACAAAAAGGACTTGTGGTAATATGACTACGTTTAGAAACTCTAACAAAGACAAGCTCAAAAGTCAGAGTATTCTCAAAGAACAGTATAGATTAGAATGTAAATGTAGATTGGAAGATTGTGATAATGATCTTACAATTTTTGATGGGCCAGGCAGCGATGGTTTCTGCCGTGAACATCAACTTCAACTTACAGACTATGAAGGCGGAATGGGAAAAGCAGATCGCCCACATACATTTTACAGAGGCTGGCTTTGTGAGAAGTGTGGATATGATCCAAGAGAAGATAGTCAGTTTGATGACATTGAAGATCCATTCCATAAACTTCGTTGTATGCGTGGCGTAATGCACGGAGATCATTTGGAACGTAAAAGTGACGGTGGCGCAGATACCGCAGAGAACATTCAAACTCTATGTTGTAGATGCCATATGATTAAAACATACAAAGAAAAGGATTACTTAAAAGGTAATAAATGAACAAATAAAGCAACTGAAAGGTTGCTTTTTTGTGACTAAAGATGTTATACTATGTCTATGACATCTTGTACAATACATATTAAAGACGAAGTTAACATTAAGATATCTGACCTTGTAACTGCAACTAGGCGTAAACTAGAAAAAGAATTAAAATACTTCCAGCCCTGGGCTTACCATAGTCCAGCATATAAGCTAGGACGTTGGGATGGTTGCGTTAGTTACTTTAGTCTAGGCGGTAGCACTTACTTTAACTTATTAGACAGAATACTTCCTATCCTAGTAGACGAAGGATACAACATTGAAATTGATGACCAAAGAACTAATCATAACTTTCAATTCCTTGAAGTAACTGAAACAACTCATGAACAAACTATTTGGCCCAAAGGTCACGTCAACGAAGGACAGCCAGTATTGCTACGTGACTATCAAGTTGATGCTATTAATAAGTTTCTAAATAACTTACAATGTGTACAAGAGATTAGTACGGGTGCTGGTAAAACAATTACAACAGCAACGTTATCCGGAAGTGTGCAGGACTATGGAAGAACGTTGATTATTGTTCCTAACAAAGATCTAGTCAAACAGACATTAGAAGATTATGAATTGTTAGGACTCGACGTAGGCGTTTACTTTGGCGATAAAAAAGAACTGGGTAAGACACATACCATCTGCACATGGCAAAGTCTTAATGTATTAGAAAAACGTTTTAAAGATGGACTCAGTCCTTTAAGTTTAGAAGAGTTTGGTCAAGATCTAGTAGCAATTATTGTTGACGAAGTACATCAAGCCAAGGCAGATGTGCTTAAAGCATTGCTTAGTGGTCCATTCGCCAATGTTCCTATTCGTTGGGGATTGACTGGAACTATTCCTAAAGAAGACTTTGAGCGAGTTGGATTGATTGCAACCTTGGGTCCTGTGGTGAATAAGATTGCTGCCAAGGATCTACAGGACCAAGGAGTACTAGCCAACTGCACAGTCAACATTGTACAACTACAAGAGACAGCACAATATCAGACATATCAGGAAGAACTAACATTTTTAACTACCAATGTTCGTCGCATAGATTTCATTGCAGAGTTTGTAAAAAGTCTTGCTTTGTCAGGGAACACATTAGTATTAGTAGATAGAATTAAAGCAGGTGAATTACTCTGTGAAAGGATTACAGATAGTGTATTCGTCAGCGGCGCAATGAAAACAACAGATAGAAAAGAACACTATGATGAAATTAAAGACAGCGATGGCAAGGTTATTGTGGCGACTTATGGTGTGGCCTCTGTGGGTATTAATATTCCTCGTATTTTTAATCTGGTTCTTTTGGAGCCCGGAAAGAGCTTTGTCCGCGTTATACAAAGTATTGGCCGAGGCATTAGACGTGCTCAAGATAAAGACCATGTAGAAATTTGGGACTTGACGTCAAGTGCAAAGTTTAGTAAGAAGCATCTTACTACAAGAAAGAAATACTATGAGGAAGCTGGCTATCCTTATAAAATCGAGAAAGTAAAATACCTATGAACATACTAACTTCTAATAATGAAGCATTTGAGTTAAACTCGTTGCCCGAGGAAGTAGAAGATCTACGTTATGGAGTTCTTGATTGGAATGATCCTAAAAACGTTGACTATCATTTTGTGCCACTTATCTTCATGGAAACATTTCACGCACCTGCGGCAGTATTAAAAATAGGTGATCATATTATACAAGTGCCCTTGGATTGGTACGTTGTCATTGGCGAAAAAGATCATGGAGATCCGGAGATTGTTCCTATCATGAATATCAATGACCGTGGTTTTAGTGCGTTTGCTTTTAATCCTATTAGTAGTTTTAGATTAGATTTTCAACCATTAGAAATTATCAACGTGTTTCAAGACATTCGTTGGTATACTCCTAAACTTAAACATGGACATATTCTAGCAGTGCCTTTGGAAACAGGTTTCAAGCCTTTATGTGCTTACTTTGTCAAAGAAACTACCAAGCTACCGGAAGTATTATCCATAGACAAAATGTATTAAACAGCGTATAATACAGTATGGCAACAAAAGCTCCTATGTTAGATATGTTTAATCGAGTACTTCCAGCTTTGGATACTCGCAACAAAAAACTCTACGAAAATCTCAGTGAAGAAGAACAGAAAGGGTTTAGTCCCTGGCTTGTTCAACGATATTTGAGCAGTGCCGAAAGTGCTAACAATGCTGTCATTGAACATTACTTGATTATGACCAATGACATTGTTAATGTCAACTTCAGTGAAGTCAAAGATCCTGAAATGACTTGGAAGTTAATGAGCATGGTGGGCATTGGTAAAAGTCTCAAGCATCCATACATTGCTCCAAGCGGCGGTAAGAGAAAAAAGAAAAATGCTTTTAGAGCCTGGCTACGTGAACAGTATCCGCACTTAGATGATCAAGAATTAGATATCTGGATCAGTAACTTAGATAAAAAATCCGCCAAGGATATGTTGGAACAATACCATGTTAAAGACAAAGATGTTATCTCTAGTGCAAATGACTTATAAATGTAAATTTTGTAATAAAGATTTTGTGCGTGAAACTACTCTTATGTCTCACTTATGTGAGAAAAAGCGTAGAATGATGGAAAAAGATTCCAAGCAAAATCGTATTGCTTATCAAAGCTGGCTTATATATCGTAAAATGATTATTGCCAACGTCAAGCACGACAAGCCCTATGAAGACTTTATCAGTGATAGATACTATCTCGACTTCATGAAAGTGTCCAAGCATATCATTGATTTGAACTTGGACAAGCCGGAAGAATTTGTTAGATTTGTTTTAAAAAATGCTGTTAAGATTGATGACTGGTGTAAAGCAGTTGTCTACGAAACTTACGTTAAAGATACAACCAAAAAAGAAACAGTAGAGCGAGCAATTGAGCGAAGTTTGTTAAATATGAAAGCCTGGGCAGAAAAGACTGGATATAATTGGAGTGAATACTTTGCTAGAGTTAGCACAGTGGATGCAGTACAAGATATCAGAATGGGTCGTATCAGTCCGTGGTGTACCTTTGCTACAGATCAAGGTAGCAGATTAATTGATAGGTTTGAACCTGGCCAGGTTCAGACATTGATAGATTACATTGAGCCTTTATCATGGAAGGCCAGAGTAAAACGTCAGCAGGGTGATGCTGATTGGGTGCAGGAAGTTTTTAACAAGGCGGAAATTAAATGAATCAATACAAGCAACGAGCAGTACCAGCATTGCTGAAAAGCAGTACAGTACAAGAAGCACGGGTTAGACTAATCAACGACATGGTTGAGATAGAAATGAATGGTTCCAGAGTAGTGGTACCCACTGCTGAGTCATATCAACGCTTGCTCAAAAAGGTTGCAGTGTTGGAACAAAAACTGTATGCTACTGATAACAAAGCAAACAGAGTCGCCAGGATGAACAATGAGTAAAGAAGATCATAAATTAGAAGATATCTATAATGAAGTTATATTAGTTATAGAAAAATTATTAAACAAAGAGCATGATCCGTTGGCAGTGGCCGCAGTATTTGCCAGCCAAGCACTGGGATTATATAAAACGGTGTTAAGTGACAAAGACTATAATACTATGGTTGATAGTATTGTTGATAAAAAAGATAGAGTACAGCCTTTTGAATCTAGGAGTTTACATTGAGCTTTGACGTTGACATAGACTTTGCAGATAGAGAACAAATTCTTAAATTAGTAGTGCATACTGCGGCCATGCAAAAAGAAGGCACGAAAGAACGTAAGCATAACACAGGCGTTTACTTTCATCACGTACCCACCAATCCGTTCACGGGATTATCTACAATAGATTATAAACAAGCAGAAAACATAGGCTGGTTTAAGATCGACTTGCTCAACGTTGGTATCTACAGTAACTTTGCCAGTAACGAGCAGATAGATGAGTTATTAGACAAAGAGCCGATGTGGGAATTATTAGAACACAAGGAAGTTATTCAACAGTTGTTTCATATTCACAATCACAGTGATACAGTTATTAGAATGAAGCCAAGAAGTATTGAGCAACTTGCCATGGTATTGGCAGTTATACGTCCTGGTAAGAAACATTTAATTGGACGTAGTTGGAGTGAGATAGAAAAAGAAGTATGGACTAAAACAGAAGATGTTTATAGTTTTAAGAAGAGTCATGCCATTGGGTATTCGGCGGCCATTGCATTACAGCTCAATCAATTAGCTTACAGTATTAACAGTGGCAAGTCCTAATAGACCGAGAGTTTTGATATAGAACCATCCCATATCAAATTCAAACCAGCGTTTACTTAACTTTGCACTAGCCGGAGTCATGTGGTGGTTGTTGTGCAATTCTTCGCCGCCGATCCATATAGCCCATGGTATTAAATTAGTGCTACGGTCTTTTGTGGCACCATTTCTATATCCCCACCAGTGACCCAATCCATTAATAACTCCTGCCGCCCAAAAAGGTATCCATAACATCTGTACTGCCCATATGACAAATCCCATCCATCCGAATATCAATACATTAATAGCCATCATTAGAATCACTCCTGCGTAATTATAGGGAGTGTACAATTTTTGTTCAATCCAGTCATCGGGTGTTCCCCTGCCAAAACTCACTATCATTTTTGCATTTTTCCCCGACAAATAATAATAGTAAACACCTCTGAACAGTATGTTTAAAATTCCATGTACATGAGGACTATGTGGATCGCCTTCTTTATCAGTTGTGCTGTGATGTTTTCTATGTATTGCTACCCATTGTTTAGTAATCATGCCAGTGGTTAACCATAGCCATAATCTAAAAAAATGTTCAACAACGGGATGAAATGTAACTGATTTATGTGCTTGACTTCTGTGTAAAAAACAGGTCACAGAGACAATGGTGATGTGGGTAAGTATAAGAGCATATAGTATTTCTAGCATACATGTACTTATCTTATAATTTTTGAACTAGCTGGATTTGACGACGTTTGATACGTTTGGTGATAATGTTTTGTAGACTAACTGCTTCACCGTGTAGCAATTCAAAATCCTTGACATTATATGTTCGGAGACTATAGCTAAACTGTTTAAATTTAGGGCCTATAAACAAATTAATTGGTAGCTGTCTATTACTTTGCCACCACCATTCTTCTCCGCACTCTAGGAATTCTTGGCGATCTTCGACACAGTTTAATACGTTTAACACATATATACTGGTTAGAGTTTGAGTATAGTTCTGTATTATACCTATGACTTCGTCTTCCCCTGCCCTGCATAGGCTTAAGAAAGGGAATTTTTCTAATATTTCTTTGTGATCTGACATTGTCAATATTTAGCAGCCATTTCAATTCAATTAATTTAAATAAATATAACTATGAGCGATACATTCACATTACTAGATTATCCGCAACGAAGCGTATTAATATACTCTGATGGATACAGCAGGACAAAAAACATGCCATTTAGCACAACACGAAAAACGGTCTACAAGGGAGTAGACACCAAGCTGGGTTTTGATATAAAAAATCAAGATCGCAAACCTGTTAACTTACTGGGTAAAACTATCATGGTTAATGTTATGCAGGTTAGACGAGGCGAGTTAGTATTACAGCGCCGAGCACAGATCAAAGAACCTCAAAATGGTTATTGCGAGTTTAGTATATTTGGTTACGATCTAACCGATCTCGAACCCGGCATATATCAACTCAGTGCCCAACTATACGAAGATGATGGCATGGCTCGAAGTTTGTATTCTGATTTAAATAGGGCGGCCACCATGGAAATTGAATTAGTCGATGGCGCATATCCTAAATTCTTTAATAGTACATTGTTGCAATTTACACAAGACGGTAGTTCGTTTGTAAGTCAGCCTGTGGCAAGTAACTTACAGAAAAATGACAGCAGTACATTACATACTCTTCAAATCGAAACAACTAATTTTAAAGGCAGATTAACTGCTTTTGGTAGTTTAGAATACGGTAGTATGGGCAATTACAGTCCTATTAGATTTATCGATGGACAATATTGGCTACCTCTTGATTCATCACCAACCAGCCCAACAATTGGAATAACAGGTACACATCAAACTCAGGGTTGGAACTGGCGCGGTAGTTTCCGTTGGATAAAAGTGGTATATACACCCGACACTGATAATACCGGAACAGTTGACAAAATACTTTACAGAAGTTAAAATAGTAAGGCATGTCAGCCTTACAAACATTATTACAATCACGCATACACGGAAGACCCAGTCCCAAAGGCTGGATTAGCTTTAACTGTCCAATGTGCGTAGTAAATGGACAGAGTCGTCCAGACACAAAACATCGTGGTGGTATGATGTTTAATCCAGACGGAGCAGTGAGCTATCATTGCTTTAACTGTAATTTTAAAACAAGTTGGACCACTGGCAGAACACTGAGCTTTAAGATGCGTAAATTTATGCGTCAACTAGGCTTTGATGAAGCAGAAGTACAGCGACTTAACTTAGAACTATTAAGCCAAGCAGATGTAGAAATATTAGTACAACGTGAACCAGAGCCAACCTGGACTCCTAATTGGCCCGACTACGAGCTAGGATTTGAAGTAAGACCTTTAGATACTCCTGAGAAGATAGAATATTTAAAACACAGACAAGTATATGACTTGGCGATATGGTTGGAGACAGACACAGAATATGCTGGCTTAAACAAACGAGCTATACTACCGCTGACTTATGAAAATAGAATAGTTGGCTTTCAAAGTAGATACGTTGGAGAAATACCAGAGAAGTTTTCTAAGTATTATAAAAAAGCACCAGCAGACTATGTGTTTGGTTTAGACAACCAACGAGATAACAGACAGTTTGTTATCGTCACAGAAGGCGAAATGGATGCGCTACTAACTAGTGGATTAAGTATTGGCAGTAATAATTTAAGTGACCATCAAGCACAACTGATTGAAGACTTAAATATAGAACCTATCGTGATTCCAGACGCAGATAAAGCAGGCAGAGACCTAGTAGAACGTGCCGCAGATTACGGCTGGAGTGTGAGTTTTCCTGAATGGGAGAACTGTAAAGATGTCAGCGACGCAGTAATGAAATATGGACGCTTGTTTGCTATTCACAGCATACTAGAGGCCGCAGAGCACAGTCCAACAAAAATTAGATTAATGGGAAAGAGATATTGTCAATGAGTAATGAAGTAAAAGAATATAGTACGGACTTGCAAAAGTTATTTTTAGAATTTCTGGTAAGTGACAAGGAGTTGCTGAGTCGTTGCCAAAACGTTTTAGAAGGTAGTTACTTTTCTAGAAGTTTGCAGACAACAGCAGAGTTCATTAAAGAATATGCGGGCAAGTACAGTGACTGCCCTACAATAGAACAGATCAAAGCAGTAACAGACACAGATCTTAGAATTATTCCTGGAGAAGCAGCCAGCCATAAGGAATGGTTCTTAACAGAGTTCGAACAGTTTGCCCGCCATAAAGCATTAGAGAAAGCAATTCTAGCCAGTGCAGATTTGTTGGACAAGCAACGCTACGGGGAAGTAGAAAAGTTAATCAAAGACGCCAGTAGTATAGGTTTGCCAAAGAGTTTTGGCACAGACTACTTTGCTGATCCTAAAGGTCGACTAGAAGCATTGAGAAGAAACAACGGTCAAATTAGCACAGGCTGGAAAACCATTGATTATAAATTATTTGGCGGATTTAATAGAGGTGAACTTAATATTTTTGCAGGTGGTTCTGGCGCAGGTAAGAGTTTATTCTTACAGAATCTAGCATTGAATTGGAGTTTACAAGGACTCAACGGTGTTTACTTTAGTCTAGAACTAAGTGAGGGATTAAGCAGTCAGCGTATGGATGCCATGCTTATGGGCATAGGTACTGCTGATATTTTTAAAGACTTGGATAACGTTGACTTGAAAATTAGGACGATGGGTAAGAAAGCAGGTAAGTTGCAAATGGTACAACTCACTGCGGGCGTTACAGTAAATGATTTAAAATCATGGTTGAAAGAATTTCAGATTCAACTTAATAAAAAAGTTGATTATGTTATTGTTGATTATTTAGATTTGATGTCTCCTGTGTCTGTAAAGATATCAGCAGAGAACACGTTTATTAAAGACAAATACGTTTCGGAAGAACTTAGAGCAATGGCAGTACAAGACAAATACTTGTTCTGTACAGCAAGTCAATTGAATCGTGGAGCTGTGGAAAGTGTTGAATTTGACCACAGTCATATCAGCGGTGGATTGAGTAAGATTCAAACAGCAGACAATGTGATTGGTATCTTTAACAGTATTACCATGCGTGAGCGTGGCAGGGTGCAGTTACAGTTTATGAAGACACGTAGTAGTAGTGCAGTAGGCAGTAAGATCGAATTAGAATTTAATACAACTAGTTTACGTATCACTGACTTAGATGAAGACAGTCCAGAAGCACCCACTACAGCAGATGTGTTACATGATAAACTTCGTCGACAGGCCCGGACAACAGAATCTACTAGTACTTCCGCAGGATCGACTAAATGGGAAAAGCCAACTGGAACTCATGCATGGGATTATCAAGCCGGCGGAAAAGAATTAAAACCAGGAATTGAACCTACAAATTCAGAGCCATCTATTTCTATGAGAACAATGGACAGTAACAACAGACTTAATAATCTTCTAAAGAAGAGTTGATTACTTTAAATCACGAAGAGGTTCTGGTGGCTGTGTCGGCTCAGCAGTTGTAGGTGCACCGACTTCTGCGTCCGGTTCGCTAGCGGGTTGTTCTTGAGCAGCAGACTCAGAGTCCTTATTCAAGTCCGTTTTCAGTCTTTGGAATAAGCTGTTATCTTCTGCAACATATGCCAGCACAGTTTCTAATAAATCCATGAGAGCAGTCATTTGATTTAGACTTGGTCTACGATTCATGTACATTGAACGGACGCCAGCTTTTAGATCGTTGTAGTGATCTTCGCTTACTGCATCTTTGATAGATGCCAAACGACTCATTGTGCGTGTAAAAGAACTGCTGTCGATTTCTTTTCCGCTGTGTTCCATGCCTGGATCTATTTCGTTTAACTCTGCTTGTTCTTCGATGGCTCGTAGTTTATTTAGAACTGTGCCCATATTAAAATTTGTACTCGACATCATAGTCATAATAGTGCTCCACTGTTAAAGTTATTTATCAGTTTGTTGGATAAATACTTTCAAGGATGGACTATAATAGTGCGTAAACATACACGATCTTTACTTGAAGAAATTACAAATATTGTACCGCAAAGAGACAGAGAAAGTTTTGTGGAAAACAAGGCCGTAAATGTCATCGCGAGTACTCGGTATCTTGTTGAATATATACAAGAAAACTTTAACCAAGAGCAAAGTGAAGATTTATTAAAACGTTTATTCAACAGCTTAAAAACTGGCGATGAAATGAAATTTCGCAGAGGAATTAAACAAATTAAAGAAGCAAATAATGGAAGAATTTGAACATTTATCGGGCTGGGATCTACTAGTGGAAAGTAGACAGTATCGCTCAAACACAACAGGTCTTAATTTAAGAAATGTCAGCGATTTTGCTTTTTTAGATTTAATTTCATTATTCATACTTCAAAATGAATACGAAACTGCACCAGTATCAAAGAACTATGCAGATAAAACCATAGGATATAGAAACTTTTTACGTCCCAGACTCGCTGGAACAGACTTATATACCAGTTTGAATATACTGTCGAATCCGGACAGTGTTTTCAGCAAAAAGATACGTCAAAATCCAGAAGCTGATGCTTTGCTTAGGTCAAAGCTAAAGGTACATACTCCCACTGTGAAACGTTATTTAGATTTATTAGCAGATGGAAATTTAAGAAAAGAAGATGCCGCAGTGCTACTATTGCGTTTAGAAAAACAATTAAACATAACAGATAGTAAATTAAAAAGTATTCGTAGATTGGCACAGGACTGGCCAGCCATCAATGACATGCAACGAGAATTAGTAGTTACACGTATGCTACAATATTATCGTAAGTTTGCGAAACGCAGTGAAATGGCAGTGTTCCTAGAAGACTTGGGTAAAACCAAAGGCTACAAGTTAAATGCTCCAGTAGATGCAGAACTTGCCAATCTGGGCTATGGACAAAAACCGGAGCCTGGTAAAAAAGGATGGCTGGCAACCCTGGCCCCAGCGGCTGGTTTAATAGCAGGATACAAGTTAGGCTATGCACTAACTGGCCCAAAAAACAAACAGTAGATAGTATAATATCTTAAAAAGAAGATAAATAAACTTAAGAAAACAAAGTTTTCGAAGAAACAAATTAGGAGAATTTTATTATGGCAAATGCAGCCCCATTTACAGCGATCGGTCGCGACGTATTCATCAAGTCTTTTGCTAAGACAAACATTACACAATCAGAGTTAGATGCTTTGGTACAGACAGTTCAGTTGACAAGTACAATCACAGCTATCGGTGCTTTCACAGCCGGTACAAGTGATGTTGTTAACATGATCATCGAAGGTGCAGACGTTTCAGCGGCTACTGGTTACACAGTCGCTAACGTAGCATTCTAAATCTTAATAATTAACTTTATTCGGGATGGGAAGCCGCAGTTTACTGCGGTTTTCTTTTGACTGAAATAAAAGGTTAAATACGTTAACAGGAGAATTAACATGGCACAGAGCACAAACAGAACAGGCGAAGTTGTTGGTGGCAACATTGAATTTTTTAGTTGCTACACATTGGTAGATATTACAGATACAGGGGTATATGATCCTAATGCTGGCAACTCATATGAACAAGCACAGAATTTAAATTCTTTACTACAAGCAATCAGTTTAGGTAGTCAACCTATATTATCCAGCGTGGAAAAAATTACAGCGGCAGATGTCACTGACTATGATTTTGGCACAGATTTTACAGGCAATCACAATATGTGGGTATTACGATTCGCCAGTGAACGAATCGGAGCCATATCAGTGTCATCTTTAGTTAGAGATATTGATGGCTTACCAGTATACGATGACTTAGATGAAACAGCTACGTTTGATAATAATGTATTTGAAACCGGCGCCGCCGATCAACTTAATATATACTTTATCCGTAACGATAACTTATAATTTAGATAAATACATTACATAATTAGGCACCAGTCCATTGGCACAAACTTAGGCATTTGAGATAAGAAGAACACATTTTATAAGGAGTTCGTGTTAATGGCAACCACAATAGAGAGACTAGGAATAGTCGAAACTAAGGTCGAGAATCTCAATGAGAAACTTGACGAGTTAAAAGTAGACGTAAAAGACCTGCACAATTGTCTAGATAAAACTAGAGATACCATCGAAGAAAAATTAGAAGAGATGTATCAATCTAGTTGTGCCCAACATGCCGAAATGTCTAAAAAGATTTCTGCCATGGAACGGTTCAAAGACAAATGGATGTATACATTTGGTGGCGGCATGATAGTGGTAAGTTGGGCCAGCGCACATGCAGATAGTATTATATCAATATTAAAATGATGGAATTTGAAGTCATAGTCGAAGACACAGAAGAGACTTTAACAGAGGCTAAACGTGTTTGGGCCAAGCGTGGTAAGAAATTAAAACGTATGATTCGTTGCACCAGCGGCAAGAAAAAAGGCAGAACAGTTGCCAACGTCAGTGCTTGTAGTAAAGCGATAAATATGAAGAAGAGATTTATGATGAGGCGAATTAGAAAACGCTTCAATGCTAAAATCGTTAGAAAATCAAAGAGAACAAAAGCATTTAATCCTTTGAGTAAACGATTGAAGACAATGAATAAATCAACAAACGCAAGGTAACAAATATATGGCAGATGATCGAAGTTTAACAGATATAATAAGATTCACAGATCCCAGCGGGGAAATCAGTGATTCTGAAATTGCCGGAATTTCTAATTCACTTAAATTTTCAGAAGTATTGGATTTAATATCATCTGTGAGTAAAGATAACATGGATTCTGCTAGAAACATTTTAAGTAAGCACGATCCTCGATTCAGTGTTGCCACAGAATATGCTGGCGCACAAGGTGCCCAGACCAGCGGATTTAAACCAATCAAGCCTCAGGGCACAGTAGGTGCATTACCTGGCACAGCAAATAAACCAGTCAATCCCAACGGACCACAAGACAGCGACCAAGGTGATTTAGAAGCCATGGTCACAGACCCAATGAACAAGAATAAACCAGAAGTAAAACAGATTCAAAGTTTACTTCAAAGGCTACAGAACAGATGAGAATAAAAGATATTGTTTCCGAATCATATAAAGGATATGGTGGCGGCCATATGAAAGATTTTGGTACAGTAAAACGTGGTATAGATCAATCTATACCCAATGCTAGAATTGAACCAGAAGTTCGGAATACAGATACGTACATGCAACTGCGCTATGGTATTGCATTGGCCGCGGCCGCTTCCCACAGTGCTGACGACTTTGAACAAGAAAGCGCCTGGGCAGAAAACTTGGGTATGGTCGGTTACAGTGATGCTGATGTAGAAATAATGGATGCCGCCGATAAGCTAATGGGTGTCAAAAGTATTAAGTTAAGTGGAAAAAGTAAAGAACGCGATGACACTGGAACTACAAGTGCTGTAGCCAGTGGATGGAAGAAGTTTGCAAAATGAAAATAGTTGAACTAGCATCCGGCATCAAAACAATGATTACCAACGAGCAACAAGAACTCGTTAAAGAAATTAAGGAATCTACTCAAATTTCAAGAGAAGATTTAGATGAACGAAAGCAAAAACTAGCAGAACAAATGACTAGTCTTGGATTATTAGATAGAATATACGATGAAGAAAAACAAGCAATTATCTACAAACTATTCAGTAGATAAAAAAGGCGCAGATAGACTATCGTCTAAAGTGGCAGCAATGCTGGATGATGCTATACCTAAAAATATATTAGGTATGATGGTCACTATGAAAGAACAGGAACGCAGTCTAGTGTTCTATGACAGATTCAGTTTGAATGTACATAAAAAGAACGACTATTCTATCATTGACTTATATACCAAAGAAGCAGTCTACGACAATATTGCGCTGTTTTCCAGTGCATTGCATATCATATTTTTCTTACACAAAGGGGTACATAGATCTGCCCCACAAGAAGATGTCATATACGAACTAGATCAAGAATACTTTCGATGTTTAGAAAACATCAAATTTTACAGACATAAGATGAACTCGGTTAACTCTGAATTAATCCCACTTTTTGCAGACAGATTAACTGATGCCAAGGTGAGATTAGAAGAAACAAAAACCAAATTATCTAAAACATATTGATAAATAATCTAAAGGATACCTATTATGAATACCTCTGAAATTTTTAACCCTACACAACGCAAACAGCGTGTGGTAGAAAACTTCTTGAATAGCCACTATGGCTTGAAATTGGCTGCTCACGGCGATTCAGTCAAAGTACAGTCACTGATCAGTAAATTGGTTCAGGAAAATCACCAATTTGCCAGTGCAAAAGTTGGCTTTCAAAACGATGCTACTTATGTTAAGAACACTATGATCATCGAAGCATTACGTCACATTCTTAAAGAGATTGGTCCAATGCGCTCTACTCGTAGAATGAACGAACAAAGCGGTGAAGATTTAGCTCAAGCTGAATTGATCCTTGTTGCTCAGAACATGGTCGATGATCTGCAAAAGATGGCAGAAGATGTTGCTCAAATGCAAACAGACGAACTAATGCCATTAGAAGAAAAAATGAAAACAACATTTGGTCAAGAGCAAGGTACTGCGTTTGGCCAAGCCGCTGATCAATCATTCGGCACATTGTTGGATGCAGTCAAGGCTGCTAAAGACGCTTTAAGTAATGCAGTTGCAGTTCTTAAAGGTGAAAGCCCAATGGGCGGCATGGGCAATGACCTAAGCGCAGGCATGCCAGCTCCTGCATTGGAACCAACAGGCGATGAGTTTGGTATGGCCGATGCGGCAAGCGGTGAAGAAGAATTGCCAACTGGGCGCGAGTTGAAGTAATGCGCTTATACGAATTTGTCGACAGCGACGAACAAGTTTTAGGAATTATCAAGCCTTTGCTGTTACGAGCAAAGGCCGAAGGTGCGGCTGCTATTCCTACTAATCAATTAATTAATGATTTAAATGATTCCAGCATAACACCTGAACTATTAGTTCACATTCTTAACAAGCATAGAAAAGATTTAAACGATATTATTACAACAGCTACATATGATTCGATTGTGTTAAACAACAATGAAATTAAATCGATGACCAGCAATTATGATAAAGATGTTAATAAGATGAAAAGCACGGCACTGAAACAAGCAATGGATAAATTAAAATGATAGCATCTATTATGTTAACTGCCACCCAAGCTAGAAGTAAAGCTCAAAATGATTTGGTTATTTTCAATGAAGTCAGAGCCATTGAATTAGCCATTTTAACTGCCAGTGCCGCTGGCAGCTATGATATAACATTAAGTACTACCACTATGTCAACTAGTGTAATATACGCAAATGTCTGGAAGGGTGTAATATCCGACAGAGCAAAAGAAATCCAAATGTCGAGTATAATTAAGTATTTTACTGATTTGGGTTATAATGTTGAACGCAGATCTAATACAGTTACTGGCACAACATTCGATTGGCAAATTTACTGGTAATATATAACTAGACTATACACTGGAATCAGTGTATAATAGTGTATATGCTATTAAATCCAATCTACGAATACAAAAAACTCTCCCGTGACGAATCCACAGGCAAGCGACTTTATGCTTGCCCTGATGGAACAAAAGTTCCCAGCGTCACAACAGTACTAGACTCGACTAAAGATAAAACATTCTTACTTGAATGGAGAAAACGTGTTGGTGATGCCGAAGCTACTCGTATCAGTACAGAGTCTGCAGGTCTGGGCACACTGATGCATACTCATTTAGAATATTATGTATTAGGCAAAGAACGTCCACAGGGCAACAATCAAGTTCAGATACTGGCTCGTGACATGGCTGATACTATGATTAATCAAGCGTTCTGTGACATCGATGAAGTATGGGGCATTGAAGCCGCATTATACTATCCAGGCCTATATGCAGGCACTAGTGATATGATTGGAGTACACAAAGGTACACCTGCGATCATCGATCATAAAACAACTAAGAAGACTAAGAAGAAAGAATGGATTGAAGATTACTTTTTACAATGCTGTGCCTACGCACTGGCCCATAATGAAGTACATGGTACTGATATTAAAAAATGTGTGATTAATATCATTGACCGAGATGCTAAACTACAACCCTTTATTATAGAAGGCAATGAGTTTGATCATTACAGTGATCTCTGGGCACAGCGTCTTGATCAATATTATAAATAAGCATCTAGTGGAAAACAATTTAAGCATTTGGTATAAGACTACTACAGAAAAAATCCTAGCTTGGAGAGAGTTAAGACAAAATGCAATGGGCATGACTGTCGACGACCTAGTCCAAGCAGTTAACACATGGTGGACATTCTCACCATGGGTACGTAAAACAATAGACCCTTACAAGCCAGAAACATGGCCCAACCCATGGGATATGATCAATCGTGGTGAATTTTGTCGCAGTGCTATTGCATTGGGACAAGCATATACACTTTGGATAACTGCACCCAATAGCAATGTAGAACTATGGTTAGTGAATAATTTCAGCGAAAAAGATGTACATCTAGTAGCAGTTATTGATGAGAAGACTGTGCTAAATTACACTCTGGGTCATGTATTACCCATTGAGCAATGTGACTTTGAGACTTTAAACAAGATCGTCAAAAGCGACTTACCACACATTAAAATATAACAGAATTATTACAGTACAGAGTTAAATAAAATATTAAAATTAAAATAGCAGATAAGGAAAAGAATAAAATGACAACATCGGCGTGGGCCATCACTGTTATCAAGCGCAGTGGAGAAAAAGAAGAATTGATGATTGAAAAATGGCAGGCACAGATTACTAAAATATGTTCTGGAATTGCTGACGTCAGTCAAAGTATGGTTGAAATCAAAGCTCAACCACAGTTTTATGATGGTATTACTACACAAGAAATTGATGAGATTACACTTCGTGCTATTGTTAACCTAATCGATGTAGAAGCTAATCCAGATGTAGGACACACTAATTATCAATATGTAGCAGGCAAGCAACGTTTATCAATGTTGCGAAAAGACGTATATGGTAGCTATACTGTACCTCCGCTGTACGAAATTATCAAACGTAATGTAGCAACTGGTCTTTATACAAGTGAACTTCTTGAATGGTATAGTGAAGATGATTGGAACAAGATGAATGACATGCTTGACCATGACAAGGACGAACAATACAGTTATGCTGCCATCGAACAACTAATTGAAAAATATTTAGTAAAGAACCGTAGCACTAAAGAAACATACGAAACTCCTCAGATTAGATATATGGTGGCCGCCGCAACTGTGTTCCATAGTGAAGAACCTAACTCGGCTCGTATGCGTTATATTAAGGAATACTACAATGCGGCATCAGATGGATTATTTACTTTGGCTACGCCGGTGCTTGCTGGTCTTGGCACTCCTACTAAGCAGTTTAGTAGCTGTGTGCTTATCCGTAGCGATGATGATTTGGATAGTATTTTTGCCAGTGGGGAAATGATGGCAAAGTATGCCAGCAAACGTGCTGGCATTGGTTTAGAAATTGGGCGACTACGTCCTTTAGGAAGTCCTATTAGGGGCGGCGAAATCATGCACACAGGTATGATTCCATTTTTAAAGAAATGGTTTGGTGACCTGCGTTCATGTTCACAGGGAGGAATTCGCAATGCAAGTGCTACTATCTTTTATCCAATCTGGCATCACCAGTTTGACGACCTTATTGTACTCAAGAACAATCAAGGAACAGAGGAAACCCGAGTCCGTCATATGGATTATGGGGTTGTGCTTTCCGCTCTATTCTGGAGACGATTCAAAAACAAAGAACAAATAACGTTCTTTGATCCTAACGAAGTACCTGATTTATATCAAGCCTTTTATTCTAACACACAACTATTTGAAGAGCTGTATGTCAAGTATGAAAACACCGCAGGGCTTCGTACAAAAACAATGTCGGCCGAAGAAGTATTCAAGGGCGGCATTTTAAAAGAACGCACAGATACAGGACGTATCTATCTAGTGTTCATCGACAACGTGATGAATCAAGGACCATTTGATCCTGAGTATCACACCATTTACCAGAGTAACTTATGCTGTGAAATTCTTTTACCTACTAAATCCTTTAAACGTCTGGATGACAGCGATGGTCGTATCGCACTTTGCACTTTGGGCTCAATCAATTGGGGTGCGTTCCGTAACCCAGAAGACATGCGCCGTGCTTGCCGCATACTGC